GATGCTACCAAGCTGACAACGAAGGTGTGGGACGAAGACGAACTCTACCAAGCTGGCATTGCCTTCTGCGCAATGCAGAAAGTGTGGGCTTGGGTAAAGGGCTACACGCCTCCTGGGATGAAGTTATGATTGACCCACAAGACGTACTTTGGCTAGAAGGATTGCTGGACGAATTTTATAGGAGTTTAGCGAAATGAATGATTGGAGTTTAATTGCCCAAGCATGGGACTTATTTATAAAAATTACTGACATGGTTCTTCGCCTGTTGAATGCCGCCTTCTTCTTAATGATTGCGTGGTTCACTATAAAGGAATGGAAGAAATGACACCTCCAACAATTCAAGAGATGGGTAACGCCGCGCAGGAGATAGTGTGGCGTGTCATGGGTAAAGGCTCAGATAAGTCTGCCTACGGCGATTGGTTGGAGAAGGATAGGCCGACTCACGATTACCATATTGCCAGAGCGATTCGCCACCTAGCCACAGCGCAGATGCAACTTCACAAATCAACGCCTTGTCCAGATGCCAACGGAGAAACAAGTGTTGACCACTTGGAGCGTGCGCTGGTACGATGCTTGTTCACGTTGGCACAAATAAAGAAAGAGGTAACAAGATTATGATTATGGAAGATGTAAGTGTTGATTTTGAGTTTAATGGAGAAAAGTACACTGCGTATGGCAACGCAGAGATTGATACTATCACCGAGGATATTGGTCCAGTTGGCTATAGGGAGCATTACTTTGCCGAGGTTGTCAACAATGTGATTATGTCAAAGATTGAAATCTCAACTGCTACTGAAGACATAAAGAATCCAAGCAAGGAATTGCTGGAAAAGGCTGATGACCTTTTGTCCATTCAAGCAACAGAAGATTTTGACGCTGGCAAATGAAGCTGGCCCTGTCTTGGATTTGTTATCAGATCGGTGATCTGATTAGCCTCACGCTGATGAGGTTTGGCTACGCCTACAGTATCTACAACAAGATGATGATCTGGTCATCCGAGTTGGATGAACACGGGAAAATATGGAAGAACGTAAAATGAAGCAAGCATTAGTCACGCAATCGTTCGGTGAGGATTGGCAGAAGATTATTGATCTGACTAGGCCGAGGATGGAGGCGTACTGCAAACGCCATAGCACTGACTTTATTCTCATTGACAAGCCACTCACGCATCCAGCGCAATACTCCAAGTCTGCCATTGGAAACATTATGGCAACTAAGGGCTACGACCAGGTAACATTCGTTGACGCTGATGTTTTGATTGCAGCCGATTGCCCCAAGCTATCCGAGGACGCTGGGGTGTTCTGTGCCTTTGACGAAGGAGCATACTTGGATCGCAAGCCAGATATGGTCAAGCTGGCTGGTGCATTCGGTGGTGTGATCGAGCCTAAGTTTTATGTAAACACTGGCGTGTTTGTAGTCCATACCAAGGCCGTTGGTATCTTATCAATGCCGCCGATTGGCCTGCACCCTAACCACTTTGCCGAGCAGACCTGGCTCAACGTGATGGCGCACTTGTGGAACATCCCGCTAACCGAGCTTGACCCGTCCTTCAATTGCATGACCAGCGTGGAGTCGCACTTTGGGCTGGATCGCTACAAAGATGCGATGATTATTCATTACGCTGGGCAGTCGAATGATATGATACAACTTGCTACAAGCATCCAGTATGATGATGCAAAACTGACAGGTTTAGGTCGGTGAGGTCAACCCAGCTATGTCGCGGTGATTACGATGACAGGGTGCAGCAGTTGGCTGGGGAGGTTGCGCTCCAAGCTATCCGCGACCTGCGGATGCTACGCAAGCGCGGAATGGTTAAAGGGTTGAAGATTGTTAAGGATCACACTGGCGTGCCACTCAACGATGCGCTGGAGTATAAGAACTCTCACGAGGTACAGAAGCTACTGCGTGACTTTAAGACTGGCGTTGTCTCTTGGTGGTGCAGAGCCAGCGGGGTGCAGATCGACAATAGAACGCTGTTAAGGAAACTAAAGGAAAACGACTATGTTCTGCCTACTTGATCTTGGCACAATAGTTTGGGTAATTGCTTCTTTTATCCTTTACAGTTCGATGACATTGTCGGCAATCTACTGTGCGTTGTACATCATCTTCAAGCTGATTGATTACATAAGAAAGGAATTGGATCTATGAAAAAGAAACAACTTGGTAAGATTAAATTACTGGAGATTAAAGAAACCGAAAGCGTCACACTGAATCTGGATGTGGATGACGATGTTTACCAAGCTATGGTCAAGGCTGGGCGTAAACACATTGTCGATGATGACCAAGAATGCTTCCGCTACGCCATAACTAAAGCATTGCTTGAGCTAGAGGATCGGGTGACATGAACGAGTTTAAGCAGAAGGTTTTAACCGCAGCCGTAGATCGCTATGTCCTAACCAAGACGCAGTGCGAGATGCTGCGCCAAGATGCGGAAGTGATCGGGATGAAGCGTGCAACTGTTCTGAAGAAGGATGGGACTACGCGCAGGTCGTTTGCCAGAAGTTGCTCGTCCTGCTGGATTCCTTACGCCCAACACAATAACTGGATCTACAATATTATGCGGGAGATTACCGTAAGCATTAACGAAGAGCATTGGAGGTTTGATGTTAGCGGGGTGCAGCAATTGCAAATCCTAAAGTACAATCCACTCCAGCAATTCTGGTGGCACTTCGACACCTATACTGGATCTGATCGCAAGCTTACTGCGGTGGTTAATCTTTCCGAGCCATCCGAATACCTGGGCGGTGGCTTACAGGTTAAGGCCGACATAGACAACGCTAAGTTTATTCGTGAGCAAGGAGCAGGTTGCTGGTTTCCGTCATACATCGAGCATCGTGCGCGTGCGCCTATATGGGGAACGCGCTGGGTGTTGGTGGCTTGGTTTACTGGACCTGCTTGGCGATGACCCACGCTGCCAATCTGCCTCGCCACTTGTACGTCAAGTGCGATATGGAGTTTGTGTCTGACGGCGAGAAGCAAGGCATAGAAGATGTTGTTTGGTTTGGCCTAACAGCAATTCCTGGCCGAGCTTGGGGTTGCACTGTGATGCTCAAGTGCGGCGCGCTGTACCGAGGCTTGCCACTCCACGCCTTGGCTCATGGCGAGATTGCAATTATGGATTGGGACATTAACGATGCACAACGCTGGGATTGTTTTGGATGGAACTTCACCACAATCGAGTACGACTATCTGATGGGCTTGTCTTGCAAAGTCTGGATCGCCAACAGAAAGACTTGGGAAGTTGGTCGCTATCTATTCACAGCCGAGCCTTATGGCGATGGGTTCTCAATGTCTCCAAGCCAAACTAAGTCACACCATTTTATTGCACTTAATAATGGACGCATCACGGCTGTTCCAGGTAACAATGTGCTTTGGCGGGAATCAAGCTTCACTACTCAATCTGAAAAGCCTAAGTGGTTGCGGACGCAATCGCAGGTTTGGAATGGGGAAGAAGCCACATGGGATGATGTGGTTGGTGAAGAAACAGCATAGGAGGTCACAATGCCATTAGGTAAAGACGTATCGAAGAATATGAGTGAGTTGGCTAGGGATAACCGCAAGAAGGGTAGCGAGCGTGGAGCAGGCGGTAAGCCTCGCTCACGCGAGCAGATGATTGCCATTGCCTTGTCAGCAGCAGGCAAGAGTAAGCCACGCAAGTTTCGGATGCGGTCAGGTTCGTAATGCAAGTCGAGGCTAAAGATCGCCTCAAGTGGGCGCGAGAGATCCTTCTCATTGCACGCAATAAGCTTGTGATTGAGAGGGATCGCGCGACTCACGGACACGCGATAGACATGATCCAAATTATAACCATGGTGGATGCAGCGAGCCTAGTCTGCAAGGAAGTGGTGGGTGAAGAATGAAAAGCAAGGATGAGTTGGCGATGCAGGTGAGGAAGGAGTGGGATGGTCAGTACTGGAGATGGAGGCTTTGGCTTGAGGCTGGTGGATTTAGGACTGAGATATTTTGTTACAGCAGTGCCGAGGAAGAGTATTCCAAATGCGTTAGGGAATTGGTTGACCACGCCTACCAGATGCAGAGCGTATGAATGAAAAAACCCACCTCGACTTATTTAGTGGGATCGGAGGATTTGCCTTGGCAGCAAAGTGGAATGGATATAGAACCGTTGGCTTCTGTGACAACGAACCCTACGCACAAGCAGTCCTCAAAAAGCATTGGCCCGAAGTCCCGTGCCACAAAGACATCCGCGAAGTACG